GACTATAGAGTCCTTAATCTTGTAGCTCTCCACACCATTGCCAAATGCAAAGCAGTTAAAAAACTCCGTAAGCACAATAGCAGGTTGCGATGCATTTTGATTCTGCTCATTTCCTTCGTGAAATCCTGTAGATGTATCAATTGGATACGACGTAGAACTTTCATACCACACATCAGGTAAAGCATCCTGTGGCTGTGTTTCGAATACCAAGAAGTTGTCAGCACGTAAAACACTAATTTTTAAATCAACACAAGCTCTTCTTTTAGGAAGACTTCCACATGACCGGGCACCGGTAACTATTAAGCTAACACTTCCATAGTTAGGNCTANTGTTCGTGTCGTTTTCTAAAAACTGCCAATGATTTTTACAGTTGTCTCCCGGAACATCGTTAGGACCCTGACCCAAAGAAGTTAATAAAATTGTAGGTAAAAAAACATTTTCAGGGTCACACTCACTTGGGTTATCAGTTCCTTTGGGTCCGTTGTTTAATAAAGCCGCTACGCCATCACCTATCCACCAATCAACAAAAGTACTGTAGTCTTGAGTAGCTGTAAGCTCTAAATCTAAATCAGGACCAAATCTTTTTTCACACGCAGAACCCGACCCCTTCCTTAAAAAATCAGCTTTTATCCTAATACGCGAACCCGCAGGTATAGTATAAGTAATAAAAGGAGCTGTTGTTGGACTATATGGAGAACTACCTACATTAGGATTATCTACAGAACCAATCGGTGTTGAAACTCTAGGAAAAAATCTTCTTCCTTTTTCACATTTAGAAACCTTACCCGGAGACACTAAAGGCAGTTCAGGTCTTTGAGTTGAAAAATTATTTGCACGCATCTTCATATAAACCCCCGCAGGTACATCAAGCTCTCTTCCTGCCGCATCCGTTGGTTTAGGTGATATAAAATCTGCTTGCTTCGCTTCTTTATCTAAAACAGTAGCTATCTCACATCTATTAAGTGAACCACTTGTATCTGTCTTTACAATCAACTCATCACCCACCTCAACCTTTCTTGAGTTTTCTCCCTCAAGAATAAACCATTTAGCACCTGCGACCACATCGTCAAAGAATAGATTAGTATAGATGGTCTCATAGGTATCCTTATTCGCTTTAATACAAAACTTATACCGAGTAGCCCACGATGGAGCTAGCTGCTGAACAGGTATTGTTACCTTTATCCTGTTGGTCAAGTCTGAATTTCCACAGGGCACATGCTCTGTATTGTTCTCACTAACCAATGCTGTACTAGAGCGGTTAAACTCATCCATATAGATAATGCCTATCTCATACCCTCGATTACTATGTAAGCTTTTTGGATTGCCCAAGGCTCGATAGGTAGCACTAAGGTTAGATATGGTATAGTATTCAAAAGCACTACTTGCTCCGTCTTCATACTTCATAGCTAAAATCTGTAGCCCTATAATATTAGAGGTTGGAGAAGATATAATTTTTACAGGCTCAGGTAATGTATCAATACCACTTGAAGCTTTAGTAAAAGTGCTAAGTGTAGATGTTGATGCACAATTTAATTCATCAGAAAGTGTAAGACCATTACAAGCCTGAGACACATCTCTTATGCTGCTTGCATCATAAACAGAATAAGACCTAGGGAAGGCTGTAAATATATCTGCATCTAATGTAAGCTCAGTGTTAGCCACCGCAGTTACTGCTGCCTGCTGATTGCTAACGTTGTTTGTTACAAAATCTCCTATCTCTACACCATTAGATACAAAGTTCGCACCTGAGTCTACTAATTTATTAGCCGTTACACTTGTATTGCTTCCTACAGACTTTAGTACCAACTCCCCTATACGTCTAATAAAGTTAGGGTCCTGTGCTAAATCAAAAGGACTAGCAAAGTCTTGCTGAAGAACATAATCAAAGTTGATAGATGTTACAGGTGTTGTCGCGCTGTTAAATGGGGCACCTGTTCCCGATGCTGTTGTATCGTGCTCTATTGAAAATGATATTGATAATTGAGCCTGTGCTTTTAGCTCTACACCTGATAGGTCTATCTGTGCAACGCAAGCAGTGGGAACGACGGTTCCGTTAACTGTATAGGTACCTGATGTAATACTACTTCCCGTTAGATTAATATCTCCCACATCTTGCGTAAAAAGAGATGTATCATACTCAAGCTTTACAGCATTACCATTAAGGTCGGTAAGGTCGTATTGCTCCAAATAATTACCATACATCAATCTGTTACCCATTAGTGTCTGCGCCTTAGCTAACTTAGGGACGTTATCAAATAGCCTCAGTATCTCTGAGTCAGCAAGAATAGTAAATATTTTGCTATTGCTAAAGGTGTATGTGTAGTTTGTGTTGTTTGCCAAACCAAGCTCTGACTTGTCAAGCTTCTCGATGACCTTTATAATGCCCGTGTTCATATCCTTGAACAGCAGGTCTACGCCAACCACAAGCTCGCCTCCACTATTATACGTTATGTCGCACACATTGGTTGAGTTTACCATACCCTCGTTCAAAAAACTTTGCGTATCAAAGTCAAATGCTTTAGGTATAAAGGATGGATTAGAAAACTGTGATGTAGCAGAATACTCATTGTCTGCGTATCTATATCTGTAGGCAAATGATACAAACCTATCCTCTAAATAGTTATTATCACTTGTGCTAGTAAGAGATGCTATCGAAGGGGAGTTTATTGGTGGCTTCTTAATAACCAATAACTCCTCCGCTATGAATTGGTCAATGTTTGTTATAGGTGCATCGTAAGACCTTGTAACATTTATAAATCGTGGAGGGTTTCGGTCGTCGGTAAAAAACAACAGGTCGTCTACCTTGTTTACGCCTGTAATAAGATTTCTTTCATCAAAGTTTAGGGTTGTGTTTGTTCCTCCTCCATCATCAATACTTATAACGTGGTATGTTAATACATCACTACTTGTATTGTATGACATTATAAGGTCAAGCTTACCTGTAGCACCAACACTAAAAGATGGGTCGTGAACAAACCAAAACAATGTCTCGTCCTCTCCCTCCTCAAATGCTCCTATACATCTAGCGTTTGCAGAAAGATTGGCTCCACCAAATCCAATGGCAGTAAGTGCCTCATTGCCTTTTGTATTTTCAACCGAACCAATCTCAGAGTCCTCAGTAGACCCGAGCCTAACGTTTAAAGCATCTACATATTCACCATTAGGTAAAAGCCTCTCGTCAAGGCTTTTGTTCATTCTACCCTTTATAAAATTTCTCTGCGTATTTGCCATACTACTTTATCCATTTATCTCTGCCTCTTAAATTCATTAAGAGTCTGCCGGGATGTATATTGCTTATTCTAATCTTTGCGTTTCTTAGTAACGCTCCTTTGCGCTTACGTGCTCTAGCAATGATGTACTCCTGTACGTTTAGCTTGGAGCTCAAGATGGAGTACTCTATATAAGCGTAGATGTACTCCTCGAATAATTTATTCAAACTAATTGATGCGTTGTCTCCACCCTCCATTCCATCAGACACGTATTCAAGTACGCATACTTCATTAGCCATCTGAGAGTCAAAGTTTATTACACCTCCCTTTTTATTTATAGAGAATGTGGGGTTAGCATTTGCTGTTTCGGTGTTGAGTCCATATCGTGCTCCAATAGCGTAATCAAAATAAAAACACCCATCGCAACAGTATCCCTCAAGACCATTGAAGGGGTTCCCTGAGTTTAGGTATATAGATTTCTTACTGCCTGTGATTCTTTCAAAGTCTAAGTTTGAGTTCTCAGGGCTTAATGCGTTACCTTGTTCGTCAAACAGTATACGGCAGTCATTGTCCTGTAGGTATGCGCTACTCCAATTAGTTTGAATGTTTTCGGTAAGTGGGTATAGCATTCCATTTTTTAATACAGAGATTCTAACCCAATTAACAAAATCAGATGGAAGAATATATCTCAATGTATTACAAACCGTAAGCTCAAGAATCTTAATCTCCTTGAACGCATCGTAGTTTAGTTCCTGAATACCACGCTTCGCGTGAAACAACACCTTGTATCTCTCCTCATTATTTACAAGGTTGTGGTTGCCTGAGTACATCAGCATAAAGTTGTTTACTATATCCTCTAAGCTAACGTACTGATAGGACCCCCAATTGGCATTCTCAGGTGCGTTACCATTGTTCTCGTAATATTGATATTGTGATATATAAGGCATCTATTATTATTTTTCTTCTTGGTCATCATACTGTTCGGCAGCCTGAGCAAACTGTACAGCCTGTATCTCTCTGATTGACATTCCTGCGTACTGAAGAATCTTCATCACTAAGGTTGGCTCATCATCTAACGGTAACTCAAAGTCTTGGAAGTCAGGTTGCGATTGGTCAAACACAGGCTCACCTCCTGTCAGGTTAACATACGTCCACTTAGGGTCTTTGGGATATCTTAGATACTGACATCTTACCATACCAAAGTCATTCACCGTGTTTGGAAACAAAGTAAGAATGTTTTCGTTCTGAATGTATGCAGGAAACATACTCGAAGGCGTGGTAAGTAAAGAGCGATTAAGAAGAATTATTTTATCATTTAAAACTTTTTCCGCTTCATTAACACCATTCTGCCCATCATAGACAACATAGGTTTCTCCACCCACCGCATTAAATATAGTTTCACTTATTGTCAGTGTGTTTGTTGTTACACCTAAAACTGTAGCACCTGCATTTGTTGTAGTGTTTACCACCACGTCGTTTATGTCAATGCCCAACGTTGTAAAGTCTACCGTGTTGTCTGTTAACTGAAATGCAGCAGATGCAGCAGATGTGCCTGTAGCAAGTTGAGTGGTGTAAACAAAAACATTATTAATAAAGAAGTAGTCGAATCCGGTAGTAATTGCGCTAGGCATAAAAAAACTAGTTCCTGCTATATGATTCAAAAAATCAAATCGAGAGAACGTATTGAGAACCTCCTCGTACCCTTTTCTAATATCCGCCAATGCCGTGCCCGAACGACGAGCATTCTCCGCGTTAACCTGATAGTTGTACTGATACTGATAGTCCTCAAAGATATCAAGCTGCGCCTGCTTGGCGAACAAGTTAAAATCGGCAGGTGAGATATATCCGTAGTTATTCTTGTTCAGCACCGATAGCACTGTATTTCTAACCGAGTTTATCATCTGCTAAAATATTTACCTAAAGATACAAAATAAAAAAAGGGGTCGCTAAGACCCCTTTAGTTAATAATTGACAGTAACGTCTTATGATACTCCCGTTACGGCAGTGCTTAAAGTTACAGGTATGCTTGCCTCAGTATATCCCTGAGACCAAACAGATGCAATAGCATTATTTACTTTAGCTACATCTGCAGCGGTAGCAGCTCCTGTTTGCTGAACAACAACTTGCTTGTCGTGGTAGCTTAATTTCAAATCGTTTGAAACTATCTCTGCAAAAATTACATCAGCACTTACAATGAACTTAGGGGAACTTGCATTAAAAACAATAAACTTTTCCATGGTAAAAATATTAATGGTTGTTAAAATGTGAATGTTACAGTCGTGTCTGCACTTCCATTACTTAATTCAGAAACTTGCGAAACAACAGATGTCCACTTGCTTTCACTTGATTCAATAATAGCATTAGTTATGCTATCAACATCAGCCTGAGTATAGTTGCCTGCATTAGCAGCCAAACTTAAATTAGACCCCGATGTGTAATATATAGTTATCTCATCTGCACCTGAAGATATATTGTCTTGAACACAAGCAACTCCTGTGGCACAGATTTGAACATCTACTCCTCCTAATGGGATTGATAAAAACTTCTTCATATAAAAAATTATGAGTTAAAAAATACAGTACAAATATAATGTAATTAATCTAACTGCTTTTCTAGGAACTGCAACACCTCAACGCCATCGTCGGTCTTGAACCAATCAGATAAATACTCGATTGGGTCTACACCAAATGGGATGGTTGTCATACGCTTCTTGTTACCCTTTAGGTTAAAGTGTACATCGCGCCCTTGATTGCGTAGACCTAATAATCTATCATCGAAAAACTTCTGAATGTTAGACTGAAGCTTTAGTGATGGGTCTGAAACTGTTCGCATAAACACCTGAGGGTTTCTCCTTGCAAATACCAATACATCACGACGAAGCTCGTCCGTAGATATGGAACTTACATCTCTTGAGAACAATACCCTTCCAACATTCTCAAGCTGCTCAAGGCTAAGTGACTTAGCTTCAATCAATGCATCAACCTCAACATTTAGTTGTGCAACCTCTTGTTGTGCATCTTTGCCGTAGTCAACCTCGACAAACTTCTTTCCGTTAAGGGGGTGGTAGTGTAGGAACTGTTGTAATACAGGATTGTTCTTAGGAACCCGCAGCATACCATCTTCAAAGATAATTGGTTCTACCACAGCACTGCCGTCCTGTTCGTCTTCAAAGCAGCTCTTTTGGTTTCTTGCGTAACGCAAAGCACGGTTGTAACCCTTGTCTTCATCAAAGTAAAGTAATGGGCTACGTTGGCTGTTTCTTGATGGGATAATACAAGACAGTGGAGTCTTGTTTCTTGTGAGTTTATATACTCGGTCTTTTAATTCTAATTTCATTTTAATTTAATTTAATTTTTAAAAAAAGGGCAGAGTGTCCTTGAGGACACCCCACCCGTCTAGTAATACTAGTCTTCGAATAATACGAAGTTGTTAGCACCCATAGTACAAACACATCTTTCAGATAGGAAGTGGACTTCCATTGCATCTAAATCAGATGTTCTTACACCACCGGCAGAACCTGTAATCCAAGTTTTGTATCGTCTGTCCTCAGTTTCTGAAGCACGATATCTAACGTGGAGGTAAGGTCTCTTAGCGTTCTTACCAAGAATTTGGTCGTAAACACTTGTTGAGCCTGCAGGAACCATCAATCCGTTGATAGCACCTGTACCCGCAACGTTCCCTCCTCTCATAGTTGGGTCGTTCAAGTATTTCCAATCAGTCTTGTAGAAGTCATAACCTCTACGGAATCCTGAGAATCCAAGATTTAATGCCATCTCCTCATCGTTATCGAATAGACCGTAAGACGTACCACCCGCTCCGTAAGAGTTTTGTGCAGCTAACATGTCATCAATAGCGAATCCAAACTGACGGTCGATGAACAATACGTTCTCCTCGATAGCACCCTGAGCATCTAATCTACCAATGATGGTATCAAAGTCAGCAAGAGCGTTAGGAACACCACCTGTCCAAAGGTTACCTCTCTGCCCTACAGCGTAGAAGATACCCTCAGACCCTTTGTTACCAAATGTAGGGTTAAGTGCAGGGTTAACAACACCTGAGTTAGCCTCAGCAGGAACTGCTTCAACCATTGCTGTTTCAATGTAGTCATCGAATCTCAAACGAGTCTCGTGCTCAGACTTCATATACCATAGATACCCTGTAGCACCGTTCTCAGTTGTAACCTCAATCCATCCGATTTGAGCCATATCAGAACCCGATACATTGTATCTGTCTTTTAGAATGATAGGAGAGTTCTCAAAAATAAAGTCATCAGACTCAAGAGAACCGTCCATCCCACTTGTTCCTTTACGGAACTCAGAACCATAAACAAAGATTGTAGCATCAGCGTTTGCTGTTCCTGTACCTCCTGTAAATCCGTTTGCTTCGTAGAAAGCAATTGTTACTACACTTGTTGCTAAGTTTACGGCTGTAACAATACCCTTGTTCTCTCCTGAACCATCGTTCTTAACAACAACAACAGTCTGTCCCGGTCGCAATGCAATACCATTTGTAGCACTAAACGGAGTTGCCCCTGTTGTTACCGTACCTGCGGGAACAGGGTCGTCGTTAATTGTGAAATCCACTGCATCTTGATTTACTAACCCCGCTGCAGCACCACACTTAGTGTATTTAATATGAAGACGACCTTGCTCTGCCCACTTGACGAGGTCAGAGTTTGAAGGCATCTCAGCACCTACTAATCTCAAGAAAGAACTGATAGTTCTGTTTCCATATCTTTCAAACTCTTTTTCATAAGTATCAGGTAGATACTGATTTAAAAAGTTGAAATCGGTTATATAATTTGTTGCCGTCGGCACCTGCTGTGCTGAAGGCTGTAGGTCAAAACCGCGACCTGTAAAACTTCCTGCCATATTTTCTAGCTTTTTTTAGTTATTTATTCTTTTTACTCTTAATAGTTAAGCCTCTACTGCTTGGCGCAGATATAGACCTAATTTGCAAACCATCCTTGCTACGAGCAACCTGCGGAGTATTACGCTCAGACATATTAATATTTTTCATCTTACGTGCTACGCCTTCAGTGGCATCTGACATACCCTGCTCATAAAAGAACCGGGCAAACCTTTCAGGATTGTTTGCGATGGCTAAGGCTCGGTGATATCCATTTGCATCCTCAAGTAAACCTGACTCATTAATAAACTTCTTTATGAAGCTTGACGAATCCGAGTTTACCTTTTTCAGCTCATCGACATCTTTGGTTGGTAAAAAAGTTAGCGTCTTATCCTCACCCACTTTGAAGTCAAAACCTTTGAACTCCGGGTTGAATACCTCGTCGGTTTTTTTCAAAAACCAATCACGCCTTCTCTTTAACTCTTCCTCTTGAGTCTTAGCCTGTTCAACATATTGATTGTAAGCTTCCAAAGCTTCTCGCTGTTGGTCAGAGATTGAAGCCGTACTTGACTCAAGGGGCTCTTTGTACATCTCTTTCTGCTCTTTGAAAAACTTCTTAGCCTTTACAATAGTTTTCTTTTTAGCCAACTTAGCTTTCTTGATATCTTTCTCATCATCCAAATCTTCATCGTATGAAAAGTCATCCATCATGAACTCTACATCCTCTGCATCAGTAGCCTCGCCTGAAGCTAGTAGATACTCAGATAAAAGTTGGTTATCATCCATAGCATCAAAATCACGACTAAGTTTTACATAGTCATTCATTCCTCTGCCTGTCTTTTGCTTGTATTCGAAATAAGCTTTTACATCATCAGGTAGCTCTTCGTTAGAGCTTTGCTGCTCAAACATTTGGTCTACCGACGTAAAATCTTTTTCATACCTATTCTTAATATAGGAAAGAACGTCTTCCTCTTTTAACTCTGAGGATTGAGTTGGTTGTTCTGCTTCAGGTTCTACCTCGACAGTAGTTTCTTCGGCAACGGTTGGTGTTTCTTCAACACCATTTACTTCTTGCTCGTGCTTGTCAAGCAATTCTTTTTCTATCTCTTGAGTGGACTTTTGCTCCACCTCGCCTACGGCTCTTACTTTAATTTCCATTTAATTAGATTTTTGCAAAGTTAATAATAAAATATTGTCTAGTTTTTTAGACTATCGAGGATTGAACTCGGCAAAGTCAAACCCATCTAAACTATCCTCGTTAGATTCAAAATTCATTGGAGGTAGGTTATTCTTTCTTTGGTTGATAAGCTTAGACTGCTGAGTGTTCTGCTGACTAATTCTCTTAGACTTAGCATCCTCTCGTTGAGTCTCTCTACTCTGCAATCTATTCTCAGCCATATTGTGTAGCTGCATATTATAGTTAAACTCTTCAGCCATAAGTATCTTTTTCAACTCAGCCTCGTTCTTCATCTTCTCAATCTCAAAGGCAATCTCAGCCTGCTTAAGCTGCATCTTCCCCTGAATCTCCTGCTGCTGTTTCTGCATAGCCATTTGTGCCGCCATCTGCTGAGACTGCATCTGCTGCTGTGCCGTCATAGCTTGTTTTTGCATAGCCATCTTTTCCTCGCGCTCTTGCTTCTGCTTACGCTTTAGCTTGAGCAGTTGATTAGCGAGTTTAATATTCTTAAGCTCTCTAATATCAATAGCATCCTCAAGATTAATATCTTGTTTAGATAACGCCATTTGTATGTTTTGTTCGAGCTGCGCTTTTTCTTCTTCGTCAGGAGAAACTTCAATAAATATTCCAAAGTCATAGATGTATAGGTCTGATATGTCGTTAAGAATACTTACGTTATACTTACCTATTTTGTTTGCAAAATCATCTTTAAAATCTGCATACTCTAAAATATCTGCAACCCTGTATGTAAGAGCCTCAGAAAGACTTCGGAATATAAACAAGCTTCCATCAAGAATATGTCGTGTAGCTACGTTTGAGTTTAGCGCAGCAAGCTTCTGAAGACCCACTAATGAGTTCGGGTCGGGCACACTAGCATCCCTTGCCTCGTTAAGACCCGTAACAGTACGAATCATATTTAGATAGTGGTTGTAGTTTGCAAGAAGCATCTGAGTTTTCCCTGCACCACTGTTAGAGTTTAGCTGAGTAATAGGAACCCTAGCATTATTGAACTCGCCATCCTGAGTATACGACCTACCAATAACAGAACCTGTTTGAAAATACAGCCTCAATGCATCTTCGGGGTTATATGCCGCTCCTGTGCCTAGGTCAACCTCGTTAAGTCCATCCGCATCTATGTACACGCCATCAGGAACAACACGAGCTATAACCTGCTGTAGCTTCAGATGTGTCATCTGAATTAAATCAGCAAATGGAATCATTCTTCTTACCAAAGACTCAATGACTCCTTTATACATTCTTGGTGCAACGGCAACATAGTTAGGTAGTGCGTGCTGACTAGAAGACTTTGGACGAACCATATTGTGAGCCAACTCCCACTTTAATAGTATGTTGGTACCCATAACCATTACGCCATCATACCAAACATCAATAGTCTTTTCAATCTTTTCAAACCTTCCCTCCTCCATTGCTTCAGGTGGCGGGTTGAATTGGTCATCCTTTTCAATAACCTTACTTCCACCCGTCTCCATAATCTTTTTCTTATAGACTATCTTTTTAGTGGTTTTGTAGTTAAAGTACATTAGGGTTACCGTATCTCTATAGAAGATATCGTTCTCATAAAACTGAGCTGTATTATAGTAGTCATACCAAGACTGACTATACTTAGATATTTGCTCTAAGTCCTCTCTAGTTAAGGATGGGTCAATCTTCATACACTCAGTAATCGGAAGTGTTTTAATCTCACCCCAATAAAAACAATCTTGAAAGTGTGGGTCTTCTGTGTAGCTATAAACAATATTGGCAGGGTCCACGTAAGATACCTGCACCCCTGCCCCCGGTAGGAACTCATGTTTTGCAACCCCTATGCCTAACACAGCAAGGTCATAGTCAAAACGCTTTCTTAAATCTAGATAGTGATTCTCCTCAAGAATGGTATTAATGGCTTCCTCCTCTGCTATTTCTATCGCAGGCTTATAGTTAAGCTGCATAAATAATGAAAGCTCCTCGTCTGTGTTCGGAAGCTCTTCGGGAGAAATCGTAAATGGGTCAACTCCTGATTTATCTTGAAGATTCATCAAGAAGTCTTTGGCAACCATTTGCCCCTCAACCATATCCTGATACTTGCTTCTCTTTGCCTGAGACATTGCATCCTGAGCATACGCCTTGACCTTGAATAGCCTATCAGACATACCGTTTACCACAATGTCAACAAACTTTGGTATTACAGGAACAGGTGTCCAATCTAAGTTTAAATAGCTAAGGTCTCCATCTATAGCTAACTCATCCTTATATTTTTTTATTGATTGCTCTCCACGAGCATACAGTCTCAATCTGTGAAACTCTCTGAATTGGTCATAGTATCTACAACTGTTACCGTCTCTTCTAAACCATTCGTACTGAATCGCCTGCCCAATCTGCAGACCAAATTCATCTGTGGCTTTTTCAGCATCAGATACAAACTGACTTGGAAACCCCGCAGATGTAATATTTATCTTTACATCCTTCATCTAATTATTTGACTTGTGTTGCCACTGTTACTATACCTCGCAAATTTAATCATAATTCTTGACTCCTTTTTTTGAGGTTGGTACAGATGCTTCTGACACGCCATAATAGCTAATCCTGAGCTAATAGATGCATCATACTTTGTTCTGTTGTTTATATCAAACTTAGCCCAATCTTCTAGCGTTCTATTAAAAGCCATTGTATGCATCTCACCATCCTCCATCTTCATGCCAACGTGGTTCTCTATAAAAGATTCGATAGCTGCCGCGTGAGCCTGCTTCACATCCTCTGATGTATTCGGTATACCCCCTAACTCTCTTTCTGTCTTAGACAGCTTCGTAAACACCTTGTCGGGTCTATTCATACAATATCCCCTGTACCCTCTGTTCTTGAAATGATACAGTAGCCTTGGCTTATTGTTCTCTATAAGAATAGGCATACCATAAAAAACACAAGCCATAAGCACATCCTCAAAAAATATCTCTGCCGTCTGTGGTCGAGCCACATACTCTAAGAAGAACTCGTTGCTCGGAGCCTCCTCCATATTAAACTTAGTTAATCCGTGCAGTGCACCGTTCGAGCCTCTGCCTCCAACAGTACCACTTATATCATAGGAGTCACAACCAAACGCACCTATGTGCTCATTACCCGGATACTTTGTGTTGTTCTTTGTTATAATATTATTCTGTAGATTGGCATTAGGCACCCAAGTAATTCTAAACCTTCCACGCTTATCAGGGCTGAATATAACCTTGGTATCCTTAACACCATCCTTCCATCTAAACGAACCAACCGTTACGTATTGGTCGGATATCATAGCATCGTTATAATCTATCTGCTGATATATTTTGGTTAGGTTAAACAACGACTGTTTACTCTCATCCCTAAATGCATGCGACTCGGTGCGAGGAAACTGTCTATAGTATTCGTTTAGTGCATCAGGGTCACTCTTCATTGACTCAACCTCATTCTCCCAATACTCTATAGCACCCTGATAAATCATCTCGTCGTCTATGCCCAACACCTCAGTAGGTGGTGTTTCAAGCACAGGCATACCATACCTATCAATAAAGCCTTCCATGTTCCACTCCATAGGAATAAACAAAGAGTACAGTCCGCTTTTTGTTTGACCGTTTGAGTTTCTAGTGGTAACATCAGAGTCATAGTAAAGCTTCTTGAAGTTCTCGCCACCCTTGTTAAGTGCATTGGATGTAGAGCCCATCATACACTTACCAATAATTTTACTACCTAGTCGAAGGCACGTTTTAGTTACACGCCAATTGTTAAGGATGTTATTAGGCTTCAACCACTTACCACTCTCGTCATGCACCAACAACAAAAGCTTCTCACCATCATAGCTATTATCATCTGTGTTCTTCCAATCTATAGTTGTATCAAGACCCTGTATCTGCTCCTCATCCATGTCGTACATGTTCTTCTTGGTAATCTTAGAAGCAGGAACCCTATACGCAAGCTCAGTCTTCGGCTTGTCCATACCATCCATAATAGGCTTGAAGAAGAACGGAAGTCTGCTGTTAATAGGAACAACCTTATCGGTAAACATCTTCTTTGCATCAGAACCTGTCTTTGATAGTATACCCACACGAGAGTCCTTGGCAAGCGTACCTGTGTTAACGCATTCTGATGAACTCATGAATGAGAATCCTGAACGACGTATCTTGAGATATATCATTCCAAAACTTCTCTTGTCAGCTTTGCACGCCTCCCAATATATATACAGTATTCTGTTTGCCTCTCTGTAGTCGGGGTAGCCCACGTCAATATTGGTCCATTGCAGATACATATAGTGAGCACCTGTTATGTACGTTGGCTTGCCTTTATTCATAAACCAACAGCCGTCCTCTCTGTAATCAAACTCTTGTTCGATATAATCAACCCACCTAGCTTTGAAGTCGGATGGCATTTCGTTCCATTGAAATATAGACTGTATCCTGCTTAACTGTTTGGGTAACTCTCGTCTCTCCCAATACTGTTGCTTCTTTTCTTTGTGTCTTTGAAGACACTCCTTAGGTGCCTTGGGTAAAGCAATCTTTAGCCCTGATATCTCTATGACATCTCCAATCTGTCCTGTCTTTGATATGACAACCACATCATACTTTGGGTTGTAGCCATACAGCCACGAGCGGTTGCGATTCTTGTTTGATACAACAGCCTTTGGTACAAAATCTTTTAGTACTCTGTATAGTGTGCTATTTTGACCTTCGTTCAGCAAATCCTTGTTTAGTATCTACCTTTGCATTACCACCTGAATCGTTCAATGCTTCCCGCTCTTCTTCAATCCTTTTGAGTATCTCAAACGCATCAAAAATAGCAAGCTTCTTTGTGGCGGCTGCATTCTTAAGTCGGTCGGCAGCTAGGTCATCCTCAGGGTCAGGCTTAATAATCTTTTCTTTTGCAACCCTTATGAGTTGTTCCACAGCTTGATGACCTGCCTCAATAATTTTTAACTTGGTTTGCTTAGTGTCCATCCTTTGATATTGTATAAGTCGTTTTACTATCAGAGTTTTTATTTAGCAACGCCACCAAGTCAAGTGCCTTGTATACATCCTCAAAAGAAAGAACCTCACCAAGCTCATCAACCATATACACGCTTATAACGCTACCATCAATGGCTTGAATCTCTTTTAATATTTTTAAGCTCATAATACTGCTACTATTGAGTGGTCATACATTCTATATAGAACTTGCTCATCAACTACAAACTCATAATCTTGATGTGGCTTATAGCAAACTCTATCACCAACCTTTACGCCTTTTTCTTTCAATCCTTCATTTAATATAACCATTTCTCCCATCAGGGGCTCACGGCTCAGTGGTTTAAAGATGTAGCTATCTAATGGTGGTATAGATTTTATAAAGCAGTATCGGTCATACCCATACCACCTGTCGTCTTTCTTGTATGCAAAAAATTGGTCAGGGTCTAAAAAAAATATGTTGTCTCGCAAAAAACTTTTACCGCTTTTGCGCCTACCCTTCATATCATTATAAAACTTAAAGACGTTGTGATGAACCAATAGAGTATCACCCTTCTCGATTGGTCCACAGTATTCCAACGGAGTCTCGATAACTATAGCCTGTCTGTTTGATGTAGCCACATCCTCTTCCGATGTGCTCGTAATAAAATCAACCCCTGCTATATTTTTTATGTTATCGTATCGTCTGTTGTTTTTTGGTTCTACAATGAATTGATAAATAGATTTCATTAAAAATTTATATTGTATTCGATGGATACAGGCATCACCCTATTAAACTCTTTCCAAAGAACAACCTCATTGCCCTTCTCAATCCATATTCTAAAAGACTCTGTCTCCTCATAATATTTAATAAGGTGTATAGTGTACTTGCCACCAAGAACATCCTGCCCTACCAAATAGTGCATGGCTCCCGACATATAGTCAGGACCCACAGAAATCTTTCGAATGTCCATTACTGTTTCTTGTATACAGATATAGATGCAGACGGAACATCTGTCATACCAACTATAGTTGTAGAGTTAGCAATCATTCCTGCGTTACCTCCTGTTTTTACTGCAAAAGCAAATTTCAGTGTTGTACTAGCTGAAGTTACTTTTATTGGAAAAGAAATATCATTGCTTCTAACTACAACAGAAGCAGGAAACGCATGCACTGTTGGGCTTATATTTGATACAGTTCCATTTATTTCATAATCCATAAACACAACTGATGCTGTTCCTCCTACATTACCCACGCTAAAGTGTGCTTGAACAAAATAATCTCCTACAGTATTAAACGTAACGGTTCCCAATCCATCTATTGAAACATTAGTTCCAATCGTTCCGGCACCAAAAGCAATCTGAGTTTTAGTATTAGTACCCGCAAGCGTTTGGTCAGCACCATTTTTAGAAAATAACTCTTCCACATATCCGGTCAAATTCAATATATCTGATACTACAAATTTTTTAGCGTTATCACTATCACTAGTATCTAAACCAATTAACTTGTCATCCATAGCCGGAGTGGCTGATGGTAGTGACCCCAACATTGGAGTAGCCATAGAGCCTACTGTTATTGTCTTAGTATTGTTAGAGTCGCTTACGTCTGTTGCAACCATATAATCACCACTAGCCGGTGTTATCGTTGGATATTGTGCAGTATTAGATATCTTACCCATTATTCTTCTTTTTGTTTTACCTCTCCGGTTTGTAAGTTAATCACAGCATCCTTCCCGTACTTCTCTATAAGCTTCTGCTCGTTCTGTGCAAACTGCATTTTCATAGCTCCTATCTCTGAAATGATAGCTGCCTTTTGAATATCAATGTCTCCAAGCATCATCTTCTTCTTAGAAAATTCAGTGTTAAGACTTTGTATCTCCGTTAGTTCTTCTTTAGTAAGTTTCATATAATTTTATTTTGTACAAATATACTACTCTTTTTTTCTACGCTCACGTCGTCTTTCTCGTCGTCTCTCTTGTCGTGGGTTAGCGATAGACACCTTCTCTATAGAGCGACCGCCAAAGTATGCAGTTATAACAGTAATAAGCACCACCTGCAAAAGGTCTACCCAATTTTGTTTTACCTCAAACTGAATTTTACCCGCATCAATAAATACAAGAAGTACTGTTGATGCAACTAGAAACAATAATACAATAGGTCTTACGTTTTGAGATAGCCAACTCTGCGAACCCATATCAGCCTCCCAACGGTCTGTTACGCTTTCCTGTGCACTTTCTTCGGCATCAATAATAATCTGTGTAAGTTCTTTTTCAAACTCAACCCTTTCCTCCTTTGTTGTTACAAATCTATCTACAAGATTTCCAACCTTCTCCAAAGGTCCATCAGTTAAAAGTTGTCCTATATTTTTCATAAGTCCTTGTATTCCTCAGCAGCATCAAAACTTGGGCAAGCCTTAGCCGCAAACTCATTATGCCCGTGAATGGTTGCGTTAGGTGCAGCCAACTTTAAAAATCTAAGAAGCTCAAGCATAGATTTCTTTTGAGCATCTGTACGTGTATCCTTTGGTGTTTTGCCATCCTTCTCTACACCACCAATGTAGCATATCCCCCACGAGGTTGGATTCTCTTTTGAAGCGTGTGCACCCTGAACATCAAGGTCACGACCTTTCTGAATTGTTCCATCTATCAAAACCACAAAGTGATAACCTATACCTCTCCATCCTCTAGCCTTGTGCCACCTGTCAATAGTAGCAGCATCAATGGAATCATCACCCTCGCGTGTAGCCGCGCAGTGGACAATAATCTTTTCTATATTACTAATCTTCATCTTCCCTGACCTTTATATTTCTTTTTATATAATTTACTTGTTTTATGCTTAGATGTTTTGTTCTTGGAGTGTACGCCCGGTCGAGACACCTTGCCCCCTCCCTCATAAAATGAATCAATCTTTCTAGCCATTGTAGTTAGTTTGCGTTGCTTTCGTACAACCTTTCTTCCAAAAGCTTCAAGGTTTCTTTTATTTCCTTGACATCCTCCTTGATTACATCAACATCCTTTTGCGTAAGCATAATTGTTTTTGTTATAAGCTCGTCCTTGTACCTAAACTCCTCAGCTGACATAATCGGTGGTGGCAATTCTTTAGCCTCTGCTATCTCTGCCTTAAGAGTAAAGTACATTGTTATTAGAGATGCAAGAACAAACCCTACCCCCACAGCATCTTTAATTGATAGCTTAACCTCCGTGTTTTTGTCTAAGTATTTCATTGTTTACAAATTTTTAAATTCACTATGGAGTTGAGTAATAGGTTTTTATATTGTCTTCTATGTCTGTCAAGTCAGATGTTTTATCTGCTCCAAAAACAATTACTTCTGAAAGTTGACCTGCGTATGAAGTTGTACTATTTGAACCAATTTTAGTATCACTACCCATTTGTGCTTCTGTAACTACAAAATCTCCACCTCCTTCTCTTGCTTGTTGAACTTGGTCTACCCTAACAATCGAGGATGCACCATTCATCATTCTTGTGAATACGTGAAGGTCTGTGTCTCCTAGAGGTGTGGCTGATTGAGCATTTATTTGACCAATACTAGACTTACTTAGTATACCTACTTTTACAAACCTTTTATAGTCATTCCTAATGAAATTATTGTTATTGACTTTAGACACAAATGTGGCTGCCGTACCTGCTGACGATGCATTATGATGTGCATATACCTCAAAGGTTGTTATAGGCTGTGATGTTGTTGGGAAACCTGACATAATTAGATGGTCATTAGTTCCACCCTGAGATGTCGGTAAACCGTTCTTGGTTTCAATTACTCCTGCTGTTGCTATTCTAATTTGTTTTGCCGCATTTGTTTGTGCACCATCTATGCTGTTACCTGATTGGTCAAACCACTTAGTAATAAATCCATCAGAACTACTTAAAAACGCAGTTAATGTAGATGTATCAAGATTATTGCTTGAATCAAAACCAATGTCTTGCTCACTGTTATCAGATGTTCTTCTAACCCTAACTGCATCTCCTGCGTATATAGATGATAGTTTCCTAAGTGAGTATGCTGCTAAAACATCTGTTCCATAAAGGTCAAGGAGTAGTGTAGAGCCACCGCCACCTGATGCTAATCCCGCTCTTGTTTGAAACGTATCACCTGCTATACCTATACCTATACCTGTAGACATTTTTACGAATTTTTCAATCCACTATGCTCATCACCTAAAAGATAACCCGCATCAATAGCCTCTTCCTCGGTAAGCGGGGTTATGCCATCTAATATATCTCCTGTATCAAATGTTTGCTCGTCATCCTCCCACGCAACGACATAAGTTGGGTTTTCTGAGTTGGGGAACCAATCAAAAGCATACAATGTTACACGCTCATCTCTTGGAGGAGCATTTAGGTCATATATGTCTTCACTTGCTGTAATAGCAGCTGCTTCATCAGGAAATGGATAGTATAAATGCATAGTTAATAAATTAAATAGTATGTGTTAATATTGTCTGCAATGTTAGACCTGTTTGTTGTTACATCTGCACCATAAATTAAAAACTCTTGAGTCTGACCAAATGACCTGTTTTTACCCATTAAATAAAATCCAAATATGCCATTTGTTCCAATGTTTAAACTTGCGCCTTGACTTACATTGTTTTCAAACAGGTAAGAGCTTGTGCCGTTAAAACTACCATCAACAAGAACTTGTGTGTTAGTTTGAGTTGAGCCTGTGCTTTGGTTTGTTCCTGCGTACATTCTATAAACTCCACCATAGTAAGCAGATATTCGCACATCACCTGATTCTCCGTCAAAAAGGATTCTGTCAGAATTGTTTGGATATTCCACTACACTAAACGTATGAAAAGGTTGGGCTATTGCTACAGGTGCATTGCCAAAGGTAGTGTCAAATGACATTCTTGCTCCACCTGAGTTTGTATCATCAATGGCAGGCTTACCATTTACTGTAAATATATTACCACTTGAGTCTGTTATGCGTGGCTGTCTTGATGTTGTTGATTGTACTAAATTCCAAGCACTTGCTTGACCACTTTGCTCGTACCAAGTCACAACAGCGGCAGAGTTAGAACCAACAAAAGATGTTATTGCTGCAGTATCTAAATTACCATTTGAATCAAAACCGATATCTTGCTCTGAGTTATCGCTAAACCTTCTAATCCTCATTGAGGCACCCGTATATGCAGTGCGTAGTTTTCTAACCGAGTATGCTGCAGTAATGTCTGCGCCATACTCATCTAACAACAAAGAGGCTCCGCCTCCTCCTGATGCTAATCCTGCTCGTGTTTGAAACGTATCACCTGCTATACCTATGCCTATACCCGTAGACATATTACCACAGTCCTAAAATGTTAGATGCAGTGGTACCGGTTGCGACAACTACCGAGGTCATTATAGGAAGGAAGGATGCATCGGGAACATTAACCAATGTAACCGTGTCGCCTCCGACTGTTTTCATAACAACAGTCCCTCCTGTTCCAACATAAAGAACAGGTCCTTCGCTACCTCGTGTAGAATAAATTTTAAAAGCTTTTGCTGCAACAGTAAAAATATCCGCGTTAAGGGTAAGTATAGTTGGTGTAGCTGCTGTTACTGTAGCTGTGGTTGAGTCAGTTATGTTGTACACCACATCCCCCGGTTGAGCTTTTGCAAAAAAGTTTGAAGTAAGGGGGGGCGCAACTAACTTAAATGCAGAAGTAATAAGTCCCGAAGTGCCACTAAGAACCTCATCACCGGGTGATGGTATAACAGTTCCGCTGTCATTTGGAATGACTGTTATCGCTCGTTGGGTTTGTAGTTTTTGATATGCCATGATTAATCTCTATAGGGTATAAGTCTGTTTAATGTATCTCTTCTTTTGTCACAACCGCAATCACTCCCTGTTCTCTCAGCAACTTTGTCCACTACAGACTTAATTCCTGTAAGTCGAGTTACCTTGGCTACGGTATCTCCAAATCCTCTTGACTTTTCCTTAAGCTTCATTTATTTTCTAATCAAGCCTGATAGGTGTCCTTTAACTGATGGTGGATAGTGCATTGAGTGGTCTCCACTGTATGCGTGACCTGTCATTGCCTTAGCCATTCCTTTAGACTCGTCTCTTCGAGATTTCATAGACTGAGTTTTAGCACCTCTGTGCTTCATTCCAATAGACTCATCTAATCTTGCATTGTAACCTTGTTTCATTTTTTCTTATTTAGTATTTCGTAAATATACTAATATTTTCCTTTGCGACTTTTTGGAGATGACTGCGTTGAGCCGCCCTTCCCTGCCCAAAGAGTTTTGCAAGCCCAATAGCGTGCTGTTAGTTTACTCTTAGCTGTTCCGCACTTGTGTCGTGCACGAAAAGATTTACGAGCTGCGGCAGAATAATTATGCCCATAGCCTTTAGCTCCAAAGTGAATAAGCTTCTCCTGTCCACCCTCACAACCCTTGACCATTTTCTTTTTGCCCGGGCGGTCCGAGGGTCTCGGTTTGTTGCAGGGCATAGAAGCTTTCTTTGCCATACTACTTAACCTCTTTAGCGATGGCTGACCATAGCTTTGTAATAGAAACTCCTAAGCCAATACCTCCGATAACAGGAAGTCCTTTGGCAAATACAACAACAGCGATAACAGCGGCATAGCACGCCACAGCGATATCACTCATCAATAGATTTAAAACTTTTAATAGCTTACTCATAGTTTATCGTTTAGTATATTTTTTAGTTACTCTTCCTGCAGCAGTGTTCGCCACAACAGTCTTTCTCGCACGTTTCTTTTTCCGTGCAGTCGCTGCACGTTCCGCCTTGGTCATGCTCTTCGCCTTTGCTAGAGGTAGGCAACGGTCCGGATTCTTCTTGTCCTTGCTCGTACCACATGCGCCCATGATAGAACCATCCGTCCCAATTCTCACCCATTTCTCTTCTCTCCATTTCTTTAGTTCTCCCATTAGTATCCACCCATTTCAGTTTTAGCCTTGTTAGGGTTGTTAGTCATTTTGCCCCCCATAGTCTTTGCAAACTCAAAAGCTTGGGCTTTACCCATAGCGTTATAAGGAAACTTTTTTGTTTTCATTTTGCCTGTATTGGCACACATATATTTAACTGTTGGCATAATTATTTTTTTAAAGCTTTAAAATCTGAAGCGTTTATTACATCAAAGGGTGCTGTTTGACTAGCAATATATTTTTGTCCCTTAGATAGTGGCTTCTTACCATTCTTAATTCTAGGTCTATTGCCCTTCTTTAACTTACTCACTTCTTTTTAGTTTTAGGCATTGACTTAATCATCTTCTCAATCTTAGCAGCTTGTTGAGCGTGCATACGTGAAGCTCCTTTTAATTGCTTCACAACTTCTTTCATTTGTTTTACATTCATTATTTCTGTCCTGTTATTTTATACATACCCCTACCACTCATTTTTTTAATTGAATAGTCGCCTCCTTGTAAATATCCATCTCTTGAGGGTTGGTTACCAATATATACAATGTTGCCGGGTTTTAGTCCTGATGCAGTTTCCTCTGTTACTTTTACATAACGATTCCCATCAGCATCCTTTTTTATTGTACCTGTGTTTTCTCCTGTAATAGTTTGAGAACCACCGCTACCATTTTTACCATTGGTTATACGGTCAATAGCTTTATTCCTAAAACCTACTTTATTATAATCTTTTTTTCTCATTACTTCTTTCCTTTTGCACCCTTGGCATAGTTAGGGTCTTTACAATACTTAGAAGCTGCCATATTAGCATAAGCAGATGGATACGTATCAAACGTCCTTTTTGCCCACGCTATGCCGGCAGCACAAATCTTGTTAGACTTATTTTTAGTTCTGCCCTTTGCCATTATTTCTTTTTATCTCTATCTGCAAATCCTTGCAACCCCTGAAGCTTACCTAGCCCTTTTATTTTCTCAGCAGGATTTCTCCTTATAATGCTTCCAACAGTATTCTCATCAGACATTATATTAATAGCTGCCCTGTTAGCAACCGCCAACTTATCAATATCAGCAAGTGTCTTTTGAAGGTCTCTTGTTTTTTCAGAGCCGTAGTACTCTTGTAATTGTTCGTCAGCCATAATTAAGTATCTTCGACCTAAAGATAATAATTTAATTTAATGCAAAATGATTACCTAAAGTATTGGCGTGTAATACGTCAGTACGTAAAAGTGAAGTATGGTTTGACACAGTCAGACCTTGATGTGATACTGTTCCTCAACTCGGAGGGATACTTCAACAAGGATAAGTTTGAGGAGTTCGATAGAATACTATCGTGGGATGTACAGCGGTTCGACCGGCTGCTACGCGATGGATGGATAGAGGTGTTCCGTAAAAGGCAGGGTAAGATAAAGGGACTGTACACCCTGTCGTACAAAGCAAAGAGGGTAGCCACCTCCATATACAAAAAACTAAATGGAGAGGAGATGCCCACGTCCCCCTCGCAGAACCCTATGTTTCTAAAGAACGTGTCCTACACGGATAGAAGATACAGGGAGGCTATAATAAATATGAACGAGTTTATAAAACAACAACAACATCACGCTCCTGAATAATGGTAACGGTCTCACCATTAAGGACTAGCGTGCAAGCTTGCCGTGAATCATAGTACACTACCTTGTCGGTTGTGATATGCTCGGACACGTCGCTGCCCGGCATAAGTATCTTACCCTTCTGATATCTGAAGTCCTTCACATCCTCGTTGGATAGAAGCAGTCCACTATCGGTTGTTATCTCCTCATCAATCTTATTGATGATTATATTTTTTCCTATTGCTCTCATTCTGCTGTGTCGTAGCTACGTGCCATAGTAACAATGGCATTGGTTGATAATATAGTTACTGCAACAGATACTGCGTTCTGTAGTGCCTGACGTGTTACCTTGACAGGGTCAATCACACCGAGCTTCATCAGGTATCCGTACTTCTCGTTCTTCACGTCATAACCCCAACCGTCACCCTTAGCCTCATCATACACCTCATCAACCTTGAGTCCCGCGTTGTCAAGAATCTGTCTAAGCGGTGCACGAAGTGCAGCACCCAAAATTGCGTAAGCAATTTTTTTCGATGGGTCCTTCTCGTCGTTGACCCTGATTGAATATGTCTTGTGAAGATTGTATAACTTTAGTCCTCCACCGGGAAGTATCCCTTCCTCTAGTGCACTACGCACGGCACAGACCGCATCATCAACTCTATCATACAGCTCTTTCTGTTCAAGGTCTGTGTTGCCTCCAACATACACTACACCGATACCGCCTGACAATGATGCGATACGTTGATTGATGAATTCCTTGCTCGCCTTGTCAGACTCATTGGTATGCGCATCCTGCAACTGAGCAATACGCTCCTTCACCTCGTCGTTGGTCTCACCGTCGTCCTTAACGATGACAGTCTTATCTCGGTTGACAATAACACGAGCACAATGACCCAAGTCATCAAAGGTCATTAGGCTCAGGTCATCACCCGTCTTCTCAGAGAAGTATGTTGCCCCCACGCTCACTGCGATGTCCTGCATCAGCTCGTGCTGACGATACCCAAAGTCAGGTGGTGTAATACTACACATCTTCAGTCCGTTCTTCATTACGTTAGCCGCAAGTGTATTAACAACGTTCTGCGAGCACGGTGCAATAATCAATAGCTTCTTACCCTCGGTAATGATAGGCTTTAATATGTTCTCTATCTGTAGTATGTTATTTATCTCACCATCACACACTAACACGTAGGTGTCCTCAAGGACACACTCATCACGCTTTTGGTCGTTGATGAATAGTGATGATGCGTAACCACGGTCAACCTTAATACCCTTTGTTGTCTCGTAGTATGTGTTTGAGGTCTTGCTCTTCTCAACGGTCACCACGCCATCGGTGCCAACCTGCTCGTGCACATCAGCAATGATACCGCCAATGACAGGGTCGTTGTTGGCTGATATGATTGCTACATCACGCAGGTCCTTCACCCCAAGCTTCTTCCCATCAAGCTTAAGCTTCTTTGCTATCTCCTTGGTCTCGTTAACTAGATGACGGAGCACCTCGGTACGGTTGGTACTTGGCTCTATCATCTCAGTACCTGCTGTAACCAAAGCCTCGGCAAGCACGATGGCTGTTGTTGTACCGTCACCCGCTGATGTGGCTGTGCGGTCTGCCGCCTCCTTCATCATACGCACCGCAAGATTCTCNACGGGGTCAAGNAGCGANATTGACTTNGCCACNGTCACACCATCCTTNGTTACGGTGATGCCGTGCAGATGCTCCGGTGATTCAATAAGTACTGTGTTGCCTCGTGGTCCAAGTGTGGACTTGACGGCTGTCGCTATTTTGCGTATGCCCTTAATTAGTTTACTGCGCCCCTCATCAGAGAAGTGCAACTCCTTCGGAGTAAATCCTGATTGCATTTAATTTAATTTGTGTCAAAAATAATAAATATTATCTATAGCACATAGCTAAAGCCATCACGCTTGAAGGGCAGGCTATCACCGACTATGGTCTCAGGGTTGATGGGCACACCCAACAGGCGCACCTCGAAGTGGAGGTGTGGACCTGTCGAGCGACCCGTCGAACCAATAATGCCTATACCGTCACCGGCACTTACTGTGTCACCCTCCTCAACAAGCAGCGACCAATGGTGTGCGTAGTATGTCTCAAGACCGTTGAAGTGTCGGACCACCACAAGGTTGCCGTACCCACCGTTGTACCCGTTACGCGCATAGCGCACTACACCATCACATATAGAGAGTGACGTGTCACGGTTGCAACCTGCGTAGTCTACCCCGTAGTGCATACGACCCCATCTCCATCCATAGCCACTAGACACATGACCCTCGGTTGGCATCACAAACGTATCAAGCACTACAAGCAAAGAGTCAACAATAGTATCGTGCACATAGTGCATATGCTTGCACCCATCTATGTACATGGTATCCAAGGGTGGATGCTTTGGTTTAGGTTCATTGTATGTCGCTGATGAGTGTCCATCAATCTTATACCTATGCACCTCGTGTTTAATAGGATTGGGTATCAGCTCAATGGCTGTGTTTATAAAAAGTAGTGCGGTAATAATTATTAGTATATTTTTCATGTTCATTAAATATAGTACTTCCATCAGGAGTCGAACCTGAAACCTACTGCTTAGAAGGCAGTTGCTCTATCCAATTGAGCTATGGAAGCAGAACACAATAATAGAAATAATATGTCAGTATGTCAACTTTTTGCTTCTCTATACTACTACTACTTACCTCCTTTTATAGTACTACTTCTTATATACGAGGCTTTAAACTTAACATAGTTAACATAATTAAAATAATTAATTGATAATCAAATAGTTAGAAAAAAAAAGAGAGCATAAAGTGAGCATAAAGAGAGCATAAAGAGAACATAGTCATCATAATTGGTGCAAAAAAAAGGGGAAGCCTAAGCCTCCCCTTCCAATCAAACATCAAATACTATAAACAAATTACAGTTTCTTGAACAGGTCAATGTTTGCATTAGCCAACTCATTACCCTCTGCAATCATTCTGACCTTCTTGGCTCTCTTCATACCCTCACGCATCTGAGCCAACTTAGTTATTCCCATCTCAGGTGATGGTGCCATATTTACTAATCGACCATCCTTTATTGTGTAACCCATTTGTTCGGGTGTTATTCTAAAATCGTGCATGCTTTCCTTTTGTGTAAATATAAACTTTTTTTAGATACCCGTAGTTTTTGGGCTTTATATATACGTGCGCGCGTCGGGCGTGTGCGGGAATCCATATTGTTTTGCGATAGGGGGGTCACTTTTTGGCTAGCTGTTTCGGATTTTTTGCCGTTTTGCTGTGGCTCCTTTCCGCTATGGTGGTAGTGCATGGTGATGGTGGTAGCCCCGTTCCACGCACTACCTACCTACCATACTTCCACGTATCCCATACCTTCCCTTCCTCCTTCCCTTCCTACCTGTACATTACAATTGAATGTATACTAAACTTAGTGTCCTTGAAGACACAAGCAGGAAGTAACCCCAAGCCAATCTAAATCGCCCCATACAAAACCCAATGAACACAATCTGCGCTATCCTTTGTCTATCCTATGACTAAAGGCTTTGCGAATGAATTGAAACATTCAGCAAAAAAAAATCGTAGAATAGACGAAAATTAAACTAGAAATGACTATATTCACGTTAGAGACGGGGCTGATTACCCCTCCATTTTTACTTAAACCCTTAAAAATCAATCAATTATGAATCATTTATCAATTATAGAACAAGACTTTATAACGTCTTCAGCGGTAACAAGCGAAATCAACTTCGCTTCAATCTTCACGGCACAAGTGAATGCTGACAATGCTCAGAAAGCCAAGTTTGACAAATCCATCAAGTTAGCCGAAATGGTGGCGAAAGCATCAGCATGGTTTGACAAGGCAGAGACGAAGACTTTGCTTGAGCAGAACGACATCGAATGGGATACCAAAAAGACGTTCTTCCAACGTGTCTTTGGATGGCAGACATCCTACGGCTACAAGATGGTAAGAGTAGGTAAGATGTCAACTGACGTAATCGATGCCTTCAAAGCCCATTGTACTGCTCAAGAGGAAGCGGGATTAGGTTCTAATCGTTCAATCGAAGCATTGGAGAAATTCGCCAAAGGTGATACCGAAAGCCCTAGTAAGCAGAAAGTAGAGGCTACATTTACCATTCGCAAAGGTGGCTTTAATGGCGAGAAAGGATATTCAATTCGTGTCGACGAGGATGGTACAATCTCACGTAACGGAGAAATATTAAATGAAGACATTCGAGCAGATGTTGCGAAGGTATTTCTTCGAATAATGAATGAAGTAAGAGCATAAATCAATTATTCATCGGTGGAGTGTCCTTGAAGACACTCCACCATCTAAACCCTAATTAACTATGAGAAATTTACAAGCAAACATCGGTGTAAAGTATGAGAATCTCGGAGACACGATTAACCGAGGAAGAGTATTAGGCTACCACGATAGCCCACATGGAATCCATCGAACAGAAGCGACGATTGAAGACATCAACGGACTCAGCAAGAGCGACAAGGAGAACGTGCGAATGGTTTCAGCAGACAAAGGAATTGCGAAATTCGCGATTGGCTTCGAGGTTGAAAAGACAAGCTTCTTCGATGACGTGAAAGAATACCCATTGTTCAAAGGCTTCGAGGAAGATGGTTCTTGTGGCGTAGAGGCAGTTACCCACGTTCTACCTTTGGTAGGTCGGTCAAAGTGGAGAATGAAGGTGTTCAATATGTTCTCTGAGGCAAAGCATATGATTAATGACGAGTTTAGCCCAAGCAATTACAAATGTGGCGGTCATATGACTTTCAGCGTTAACGCAGAGAGAACGTTGGAAGGAGAGACATACAGAGGCAGAGATTTGATTGATGCCATTCGTCCATTCAGCGGAATTATGTACGCATTGTTCCGTAAGCGATTGAGTAATCACTTTTGTAGTGGGAACATTGAAATGGCTTCTGACTATGGTTCTAGCAAATACGTGGTATGCCGTATACGTCAAGAGACATTAGAATTCCGTCTTCCTTCACGTATCACGTCGGTTAAGTGCATGAGAGACAGATACAAGTTGATGTACACCATTCTAGACTTCGCTATCAATCAGCCTAACGCTAGACTGAGCAAGTTCCACAGAGCTATCCGTCCAATCATCCTATCGATGTACGAGGGCAATGTTCAGAAGGCTGATGCCATCCTTGGATTGGCGGTTCACTTCACGCAGTTCCTCAAGACGGGTAAGATTGACAAGTACACTTGCGGATGGTTTGAGGGATGGACTTCAACGAGTCCTTCGAGAGATGTGTACTTCGGTGACCTTCGCCACAAGTACAAGCGAACGTTCAGACCGATTGGATGTCAACAATCTTCGCTGAACGAGTTCAAGGAGCGGTACGACATACTGCTCTAGGGAGACAGACGGAGCGGTGTCCTTGAGGACACTGCTCTCCGTCCACAGATGTGTATCTGTGCTGATGAGTCCAAAAGGACGAAACGGATTTTTGAATTTTAATTTTAGAAACTATGACTTTTATTCAATCTATTTTTAAATACGTTCTTGGAGCGTGTATTGTGATGGCTTTGTACTGCGCGTACAACATCCATCGAGTTGATGTGCCATGCTCAAGCGAGGACATGGTTACTTACGGATTCTTCCAACTGCTATTCTCAGTTGGTGCGATGACTTCCTATCTAATCTATAAACACGAGGACTAATGGAGGCATTGCAGACATACACAATCTACGTGAATGGAGTTCGAGTGGGTTACGAGTTAGCCCATTCGAAGTACCATGCGATTGACAAGGCTTACCAATCTTTTCACTGCGAGATTGATAGGCAGAATTTTAAGGCAGTCAAAAATTAAATTATGAAACGACACATTATCATTCACAATGACCGACATCACTACAAGGTGGTTGATGTTGACGGCAACAATCATCTCATTCCTTTTTGGGGAGACAACGGATACCATCAATGGTTGCTAAACTACAAGCCAACAGATGACGAGGTCAAGTTGGGGTTTATGCAACGTGATGAAGTCTGCTTCAAAAAATTCTTGAATGCAGTACATGGCATAAGTCATTGATTATCAACAACTTAAAAATAAATTTGGATAAGTCGAAATAATGTCTTATCTTTGTCTAAACAATTAAACAATTATTATGAACAAATCAAGTACAAGAATTGAACGGACGCTTAGTTTCTATAGTAACAAGCGAAACACTTCCAAAGCGAAATACTTTGTCAATGACAAGGAGGTTTCCAAGCGTGAGTATGATAAGCATATTCAGAAGAATCGAAAGCCCCAATTAGGGACAGATGAAAATGGAATGCCTAACATATTCTTTTAACAATCAACAATTATTTTTAACCGATGGCGGTGTCCTTGAGGACACTGCCATCACAAACATCAAACATTATGAAACAATTTATAACAATCAACATGAAAGACAACAAGTTAATAGCAGAGTTTTGGGGAATGGTATTGGGAGAGGATGGTACAATGTATTATGATGATGTAGAGAACCTTTTTCCACCAACACCTACCGATAAGTTAAAATTCGACACCGAGTGGAATTGGTTGATGCCCGTAGTGGAAAAGATTGAAGAGCAACATGGATGTGACTTTATAGCAAGTAAGCGTAGAGCAACCCGTACATATGATGCTAACTTTATGGATGAAGTGAACAATTACGTGGTTTATGTTGAGGACTGCAAAGACAGACAAGAAGCCACCTACAAAGCAGTCGTGGAATTTATTAAACAACACAACAAATAATTTTTTTTAACCGATGGTGGTGTCCTTGAGGACACTGCCATCACAAACCCTAAATATTATGAAACAATTTACTACAGAACAATTAAGAAACGAGTTAGCCTATCGAGGCTTTCAAACACAAAGCCTATCGCACATCGATGAGGTGCAACAAAACTACGACTGCTCTGATGAGGATGCAATGGATGTCCTTCGAGAGGTATTCAATAGTGAGTATGTAAGGGAAGTCATCTTCGACATCATCGACGAGGTGTGTAATCAAGAAGGAATTAACAAGAAAAAATAAAATCATTATGCTAAACATTTATTACATCAAAGGAAACCAACGAGAGTACGTTGGACAATTGAACGACGGCATCTTCATCACAATGAAGAAGACGTTAGAACAGAAAGCCATCATGCTTGGATGGGAACGAGTTGTCGCAGAGCCTTGTGCAATGGATGCAATCACCGACGAGCAGTTGAATACCTACGTTGCTCACATCATAGATGATGTTTGGGTGTCGATGGTTGAGTTCCTTCCTAAGTTAGCACGTATGTCAAAGCAAGAAATCGCAGATGATATTCACGAGGTTCTACATATAATGGAAGAGGAACAAAGGTCAAGACGTTTACGCTATCCATTCGAGGAGGGCGATGACTATTGGACTATCGAGGACGGCAGAGTTGTGTGGTCGTGTTGGGATGATATATCAGAGCAGATGCATGACGAGAATCCTAACCAAGTCTACTACAAATCATTGATTGATGCGAAGGATGCATTGCCAAAATAAATTTGGATATGTCGAAGGAAAGTATTATCTTCGTCTAATCAATCAACAATTATTTCAAACCGATGGTGGTGTCTTCAAGGACACCATCATCACAAACATCAAACACTATGTGTGTAATTATTATCAAACAGAAAGGCAAGGATGTGCCGAGCAATGTGCTGAAGTCATCCGCAAGAATCAATCCTCACGGGTTGGGTATCGTATGGTTGGATACGTTCAAGGTATCCTATCACGAGTCGAAAGAGTACAAAGTTCTTGAGACCAACAGACCATACATCGCTCACTTTAGGTACGCGACAATCGGAAAGATATGCAAAGAGAATACGCATCCATTCGAGTGTGGTGTCAACAAGGATGAGTTGTTCATGATGAACGGAACGGCAGAAGGATACGGCAATGAGAATATGACGGACACTGAGGCGTTGGCTATCGAGTTGGGTAACAAACCACGTTCGACATGGAAGAAAGAGTTGGCGAAGTTCGATGCACGATTTGTTGCAATCAACAGAGCGAGACGAACGTTTCAAATATTCAACAAGCATTTGTTTACGCATCGTGATGGCGTGTGGTATTCGAAAGCCAATGTCCTACAAGACAATGTGGTTGCGGTGTACGGCACGTTGAAGCGAGGGTTCGGTAACTACTACAGTTATCTAACACGAAGCACGTTCTTGGGTAGTGGTCAGACCAAGCACAAGTATCCGTTGGTTGTGAGCGGACTGCCATATCTGATTGAGAAGAAAGGTCAAGGTCATAACGTTGCGGTTGATGTGTTCAAGGTTGACGATGACACGTTCCGACGATTGGATATGTTGGAGGGGCATCCGAAGTGGTACATCAGAAAGCAGATACCAATCATGATTAATCGAAGAGAGGTTATGGCGTGGATATATTTCAATCCAAAAGAGAATGGAATATGGAACGGCAAGAATCACGTCAAGTCCTACGAGGGTAGTCGGTCAGTGTCTTATTGGGATTTGCCCGAGCCAACGTCAACACCGACGTGTACGCAGTTGGATTGGTTCGATGAGTTCGAGGCTAAGATTGATGACCACGACGATATATGCATCGAGTGCTTCAATGACTTGGAGTTCGATGGGTTCAGCAACTATCATTGTAAGGGTTGTGATAGTTGGTTTACTGAGGACGAGGTTGTTCGTTCACGTTTTCAGTAAGCACAAGGGGTGTGTCCTTGAGGACACATCCTCTGTCTATGGATGTGTGTCCATACTGATGAAGCGAAAGCAGAAACAGAAATTTTTTAAATCAAACATTATGAAAGAAAATAAAATAACATTATTTGACCAAGAAATTTACAACACAATTCTAATACATACTGCGAGAACGTGGGAACGTATGAGAGTTAAACAACCACATCAAGAGATGCCTATTGACAACATAGGTTCAACGGAATGTATTGAAGAAGTAGCAATTCAAATCATTTATGACGATGTTATCCAAGAGTTCTTAGAAACAAGAGATGGGGAGGTATGGACAAAAGTAGATGGTGGTGCGAGTGATTCTTACGTCGAATCAATGGCAGAACAAATAATAAGAAAAGAGTTTATTGACTAATTAAATCAAACATTATGGAAAAGAAAGATTATATTATTTACGACAGAGCGAACGATACAATGTTACGCTTCGAGAAGAGTGGAGAGGTAATCATCTACGGCAACAAGCAAGAGGCAATTGATGACTTGTACGGAAACGAAGAGGTTGTGTCTATTGAAGACCTATCCATTCGCAATCAGAAAATTATTTCACAACAATTAAATCAAACATTATGAAAGAGAATTATTTAATAGCAGAATTTATGGGTATGTGCGGTGAAGGGGTTGGATGGTTCGATTACGAAGATTTTTTAGGAGATAACGAGGTCTATCTAGACCTAAAGTTTCACGAGTCTTGGGATTGGTTGATACCCGTAGTGGATAAGTGTTTCGAGGTAGCAGATAGTGCCGAGCAATGTAAGGCAATTCGTTATGCTTTGAATGAAACGGACAAAGAGTATTTGTACAGAGCAGTGGTAAGGTTCATCAAGAGAAACACAGACACCGAGAAGATGATGAAGATTAGAATAGCAGATATGGATAACGATTTAAATTAATTAGGAATTATGAATTTAGTAGAAGTATTAATTATGGTTGGGTGTTTAGCGTATATCGCAAACATCCTATACCAAGCAAGTAAAACAATGGACGATGAGTAAAGCAATAGTAACAAGAGACAATTTTATTTGGAAGGATGTGACGGCAGAGGTGTCTGACCTATCAAGTAACAAGACATCGTTCTATATTATGCAAGGCGTTTATGCTTTGCACGAGGACGAGAGTGAATCGCTTCTTGAATCTACCGAGGAGTTGGCAGAGGCATTGAAGTTGGGACTGAGAATAGTTCAAGAGGTAGGGCATATGCCACGTAAGCAAAAGCGTAAGTGGTTCTACTCTGCTGACAAGGAATTGATTGACGGATATTGGTACGTAAAGGTTGCCGATATAGAATTTAATAACTAGAAATTATGGCTACAATAATAAGAACAGACGGAACAAGAGTTGAGAATTATAATCACAAGGGGTTGAAAGCAAAGCAGAAGGCTGTCGGTGGTTACATTGAACCCATATACACAAGTGAGTACATATTACTTGTCAACGACGAAGCAAGGTTAAGACCTAATAGTCTTCTAAACTATGAAGCATCCGTTCTCGCAAACACAACAATTTGGGGAGACGTATTGATTCTAACACGAGAGGAGTGGGATTCAGAAAACTAAAAAAGATTGGTCAAAATTTGGACAATCAATAAACGTTTTGTATATTAGAATTATAAATCAAACATTATGAGTAAAACAAAAGAAATGTTCCTACGGGTCACGCAACAGCACGTAAGTGCCACAGATAAGTTCCTTGATGATTCATATCGCTATGAGCAATACATGGCAGAGTTGAAGAAGATGGAACAAAGTATTCACAATCAAATTAAAAGCAATGAAAGAAGCAGTATTCAATAGTTATGTTGGGAAGGTTACATCCATCTTCAGTATAAGTCAAGAGGAGTTGTTCTCCAAGTCAAAGAGAAGAGTACTAGTAGATGCACGTCATCTACTGTACTACCTTTGCTCAAAGAGACCAATGCAGATACGTTACATCCAAGACTATATGTCTGCCAATGGATATGATGTTGGTCATTCAACAATCATCCACGGCATCGCTCAAGTCAAAGACAAGGTCGAGCAAGATGTAGATTACAAGCAAGTATGTAACGAGTTGTCATGATGTACACAACACAAGAGGTAATGGAACAAGCCCTCACCGATAGCCAATCAGTAAGAGTTGATGGCGATGGGTACGAGGCAACAATCTCAAGTGGCTTCAAGGCATCACGAGATAATCTAAGTGGACAGATTGTATTCAAATGCACATCAAGGGGTGGTGAATGGTATAGCAAACTAAATGAAAATGAAATCGAAATTTTGCTAGAGAATGGTTGGAGAAGTGGTGTGGATGTATTATCTTTGTCTAACATTCGTACAAAACTTGACAGAGTTGAGGAGTTAATCAAGCGAGAGATGAACGAGCGGAGGAATCCAAAGCACATTCAGCATCTCAAGAAAATGAGAGACAATCTAATCGTCAAGTATAATTTTTTTAAATCTAAATTGAATCGTAATGAAATTAAAAACAGTAAACATCAAGGGTAAGGAGTACGTAGAGGTTAATGAACGTATCAAGTACTTCCGCAAGACGTACCCAAAGTATTCTCTGACATCCGAGGTGCTAGAGAAAACGTCTGACAGCATTCTTATTATAGCGAGTATCCTAAACGAGGAAGGTCGAGTGATTGCCAATGGATTGGCAGAAGAGAATCGGGGTAGCAGTTACATCAACAAGACATCCTACGTGGAGAATTGTGAGACATCTGCGTGGGGTCGAGCGTTGGCTAACTTCGGTATCGGACTAGACACATCGGTCGCATCAGCGGAGGAGGTGCAGAATGCAATCGCAAACCAAGTGTCCTCGAAGACACCAACTACAAAGACTAAACTTTCGGTTGGCGATGAGAATTGGGACAAGGCATTAGCGTGGGCGGTGGCTAACAAGGAGTTGGGTCTGACAAAGATTGTCAAGACACTACAACAGAAGTACACCGTGCCTAATATTGTTAAGGCTGAAATCAAAAAGAATCTGTAAGATGAACAATCAAATACTAAACAAACTACGGGACGACAATGAATACTACAACGGCATTGGTCGTAAGTATCTATCCAATTCAGACATCGGTACGCTACTAAAGAATCCTCGAGAGTTCGGGATACGACGAGCAGATACCAAGGAGTTCGCAATGGGTCGCTACTTCCATCAATTGTTTCTTGAACCCGACAAGGCGAAGGAGTGGGAGTTCATTGATGCATCATCACGTAACACAAAGAAGTATCGGGAGGAGTTGGCTGAGATACAGAAGGACATCGTGCTACTCAATAGAGAGAAGGCTGATGTTGAGCGGTGGGTCGAGGCAATGAAATCAAACCTTGACTTCTTCGGATACATCTACGATGAGGCTAACAAGTTCGAGGTACCTGCGGTCACGGAGATATGCGGAGAGAATTGGAAGGGCAAGGCTGACATCGTGGGTAAGGACTTTCTGTTTGACCTAAAGACAACGAGTAACATCAACGAGTTCAGATGGAATTTCAGAAAGTATAACTACGATAGCCAAGCATACATCTACTCAACGCTTTTCGATAAGCCGATGATGTTTCTTGTGATTGACAAGACAAGCCTTATGATGGGTGCGTACACAGTCAGCGAGGAAAGTCTACAGCGAGGGAGAGAGAAGGTTGAACGTGCGGTGGAGGTGTATCGCAACTTCTTTACCGAGGATGCCGAGGAGGATATCAATCAGTTCTATTTCTACGAGGAGATATAGTGTCCTCAAGGACACAAAAAAAACAAGTGGGCGGTCAACGTTCCAAGGCTGACTGCTTGTTATATTTTAAAATTGGAACATCAAATTTTTTATTATGGCTCAAGAAGAAAAAGTATTTGCCAATGGTTTCTCATTCAAACGACGTGATAATGCTCCCGACTTTGTGGTCGGTCGAGTGTCTATCAAGTGTGATGATGCGGTCGCGTTCCTACGTGAGCATCACAAGAACGGATGGGTAAACCTAAACATCAACCAAGCCAAATCGGGTAGCTACTACGTGGAGTTAGACACGTTCGTACCCGAGAAGAAAACAGATACGGCTCCCAAGAAGGAAGCTGACCTACCATTCTAATGTTTGGTGTTTTTTTGTTTCGAGGGGGGGGAGGAAACTCCTCCCCTTTTTTTATGAGCAAATGCTTAGAATTAGAGCGCATATACTATTATTGTTCTACTATTATTTTATTTTTATTTTTTATATACGAGGGAAAAAAGTTAACATAATGCACAACTCACTGATTGTCAGCGAGAAACTCAGCATAAAGTCAACATAAACTCAGCATAAACAATCAAATCATGACATCAAACATCACAATTTTCAAGAACATCAAGGAGACAGATGCCCCATTCCATAGGAACGTAGGGCATATTATCACACGCATCAAGGATGGTGCATCCAAGGAACTTGTCAAGCGTATCCGCAAGGAGCAACGCAAGTCAGAGCGTAATGAACTGAAGAAGCAACTACCCGCCATCTGTTTCAGCGGTATCTTCACCAAGCGTAACGACAGCAGTATACAACAGCACAGCGGATTAATCTGCTTGGACTTCGATGGATACGAGAAGTCGAAGGATATGCTACAAGACAAGGAGAACATCACGAAGTCTCCGTACACATACTCGGTATTCATATCACCATCGGGACAAGGGCTGAAGGTATTGGTCAAGATACCACAAGACGTAGACAACCACGTCAACTACTTCAATAGTCTGAAGAAGCACTACAACAACGACAAGTTTGATGATACGTGCAAGAACATCAGTCGTGTTTGCTACGAGTCGTATGACCCATTGATATACGTCAACGAGAACTCAAGCGTATGGGATAAGATTGAGGAGAGAGAGTACAGCGAGAAGCATCAGTACAGAGATGCACCAACAATCCCAATCACGGACGAGAATAAAATCGTAGACATCCTTGTCAAGTGGTGGACAAAGAAATATCCTATGGTCGAGGGACAGCGTAACCATAACTGCTACGTGTTGGCATCAGCGTTCAATGACTTTGGTGTAAACAAATCATTGGCGGGATACGTAATGTCCAACTACGAGTCGGCTGACTTCAACGAGATGGAGATACAGCGCACGATTGATTCAGCGTACAGCAACACAGCGAACTTCGGAACCAAGTACTACGAGGACGAGGAGAGGGTGCAGAGTCTCAAGGTGAAACTGAAAAGGGGTGCATCAAAAAAAGAACTACGTTCCCAACTAGAGGAGTCTCACTTGGAGAACGATGTTATCGAGGCGGTGCTTACGCGCATAGATGAGGAGGCTCAAGAGACACAGTTTTGGATGAAGACTGACAAGGGTGTAGTTAAAATCATACACGTTCTGTTCAAGCAATTCCTAGAGGATAACGGATTCTACAAATTCAATCCCGAGGGGAGCAAGAACTACGTGTTCGTGAAGGTCACCAACAATCTCATTGACCATACCGATGAGAAGGAGATAAAGGACTTCATCCTAAACCATCTGATAGAGATTGATGACCTAAGTATTTACAATCACTTCGCTGATAAGGTGCGATACTTCAAAGAAGATTTTCTTACGCTACTCAGTACGATTGATATCTACTTCATCGAGGACAACAAGGACACGTCGTATCTGTACTACAGAAACTGTGCGGTCAAGATTACCAAGGATGATATTCAGATGATAGACTACATTGACCTTGGTGGTTACGTATGGAAAGACCACGTCATCGACAGAAACTTCACGGTGTGCCAAGCCAACACAGACTATCGCAGATTCATTGCGAACATCTGTAACGGAGAGGAGGACAGAGTGAAGGCGATGCATTCAACGATTGGATTTATGATGCACGGACACAAGAACCTATCGTTCTGTCCTGCGGTGATTCTCAATGACGAGGTTATCAGCGACAATCCCGAGGGAGGTACGGGCAAGGGCATCTTCATGAATGCTCTTGGTCATATGAAGAAGGTAGTCACCATTGATGGTAAGTCATTCACGTTCGAGCGTTCGTTTGCATACCAACTTGTGTCGGCTGATACGCAGATACTTGTGTTCGATGATGTGCGTAAGCACTTTGACTTCGAGCGATTGTTCTCTGTGGTGACCGAGGGGTTGACGTTGGAGAAGAAGAACAAGGATGCCATCAAGATACCGTTCAGCAAGTCACCTAAGATTGCAATCACAACCAACTACGCCATCAAGGGTACGGGTAATTCATTCGCAAGGAGGAAGTGGGAACTTGAGTTACATCAGCACTACAACAAGAACTACACACCGATGGATGAGTTTGGTAAGCTGTTCTTCAGCGATTGGAATGATGATGAGTGGTGTGCGTTTGACAACTACATGATAGGGTGTCTTCAAGGATACTTAAGTACGGGTCTAATTGAAAGTAAGTTTGTTAATCTCAAGGTTCGTCAGCTATCGGCAGAGACATCGCACGACTTCATCGAGTGGTGCGGTCTTATCAATGGCTCAGACGAAAACCATTTGCTCAAGGTCGATACCAAGATACATTTGCAGAATGCATACATGGAATTCATTGAGCAGTATCCCGACTACGGACCGAAAGCAAAGCTGACCATTAGTCGTATACGATTCAACAAATGGATGGTGGCATACGCCACGTTTAAGTCGGGTGCAAGACCACAAGAAGGTCGCGACATGGCGGGCAAGTGGATGAGAATAAAAAGAAATGATGAGGTCAACACACAAACCAAACTTACTGTCTAACGACTTGGGATATGATGACTGCGAACATCTGATTCAACTATATTCTTTGCGAAATGTAATGTTTGCTAAACTTCAAAAGAAGATTGGCAGAGGAAGGAAGGCTAAGTTTGTTGAGGTGTTCAAATGGAATGACCCAAGCCACGATATGGTAAGAGAAAATATAATGTATTCAATTAAAATTTACGAAGAGAAATGTTCAAGTTCAGACAATACCAATCAGACATAATCGACAGAGCAACAGCTATCTGTCAGCGTTATGGGTTTGTCTATCTTGCAATGGAGGTGCGAACGGGTAAGACACTAACGAGTCTTGGGTTGGCAGATAAACTTGGTCGAAAGAACGTGTTGTTCGTAACCAAGAAGAAAGCCATCAGCAGTATCGAGAGTGACTACGCTACGCTCAATCCTAACTACAACATCGTGGTTATTAACTACGAGTCATTGCATAAGATAGATGACCTACCATACGACATGATGATACTTGATGAGGCGCACACATTGGGTGCGTTTCCAAAGCCAAGCAAGAGAGCGAAGCAAGTCAGGGAGATGGTGGCAAAGTACAAGCCAATCGTCTGCCTACTATCGGGTACGCCAACTCCCGAGTCGTACTCACAGATGTACCATCAGGTGTATGGCATACCAACCAATCCATTCAAGGAGTATCGCTCGTTCTACAAGTTTGCTAGTGAGTATGTGGATGTGAAGCAGAGAAAGATTAACTCTCTTATAATGAACGACTACTCCAACGGACGTAGTGTTATCATTGATAGGATGAAGCCTATGACCATATCATTTACGCAGGGTGCAGCGGGGTTCGTTAATCACATCGACGAGGTGGTGCTAAACGTAAAGATGAATCCAACGACGTACAAGATTGCGAGTGCGTTGAAGAAGCATCGCGTGGTAGAGGGTGAGGGTGAGGTCATCCTTGGCGATACACCTGCGAAGCTAATGCAAAAGCTACATCAGATTTACTCGGGTACGGTTAAGTTTGAGAGTGGTGAGTCGATGGTTCTTGATAGCACCAAGGCTGAGTTCATCAAGGATAGGTTCAAGGGACAGAAGGTAGGAATCTTCTACAAGTTCAGAGAGGAGTACAACGCATTGAAGAGTGTCTTTGAGGACACACTATGCAATACGCTTGATGAGTTCAATGGAAGTGACAAGAACATAGCGTTGCAGATTGTGAGTGGGAGGGAGGGCATAAGTCTGCGTGAGGCTGATGCGTTGGTGTACTACAACATTGACTTCAGTGCCACATCATATTGGCAGTCGAGGGACAGAATGACAACCAAGGATAGACGAACAAGTAAAGTCTATTGGTTATTTTCAGAGAGGGGGATAGAGAAGGACATCTACAAGGCGGTGTCCAATAAAAAGGATTATACACTTAAACATTTTAAAAAAGATTTTTTATGAACGATGATACATTATTTGCAGACGGATTTAACGATGCCATACTAGGGCTATCAACCGAGTGGGAGAATGTGCCACGGGTTGTATACTCAAAGCACAAGATGGTTCTCATTATAATGAAGGAGGGTCTTACCTACGAGGAGGCGGTTGAGCATCTAGAGTACAACGTGTGGGGTGCATACGTTGGAGAGGGTACACCAATATACTGTGAGGATAGGTTCGGAGAAACGCGAGATGCCATTGAAGAATTGTTGGATGTTTACGAAAACTAATCTTTATATTTATACAGTGAGGTTCATTAAGTTCTTGGTTGTTTGGATTAGTCAAAACTTAGCGATTCCGTTTTGGATTGTGGGTCACGTACACTTATCAATCCATAGCTTTCACGATGCGATAGAATTAGTTTCATCTGTTGGAATGAATGTTATCGTAGCCATTGGATTCTTAATTGATTACAACAATGACCGAGCAACAGATACAGAGCAAAAGGATAAAGCAACTTGAGGA